CAAAAAAAAGGGGTAGTTATACCCCTTTCTTTTCAATTACTCCCCATATCAAACCTATCAAGGTCAATGTGGTTGCGATGATCTGTTCAGATACGGAGTTATCAAGTATCCCTTGACTGATCAACACACCACCTACAAAAGTAAGGGTATGTCTAATAAGTGACAGTATTTGGTTTTTCGTCATAACAATAAATATAAAAAATATTTGGTGGGATGAAATCGTTGTTGTATCTTTACACCCAATCTAAAAACAAATAAATAAAATGAAAAAGAATAAACAGATAACCCTGACCATTGAGGAATGGATGGTAATTGACTATCACTTGGGACCACACAGAGATAGTGAAAACCCCTGGAAAAATGAATATGGAGAACAAAGTGAATACGAGAAACAACAAGAAATATTGTGGGATAAAGAGTATGAATTTACACAAAAAGCAATAGAAAAACTCAATAAAAAACTCTATACAAATAAACAAAATGAAACCATCCTTTGAAGACCTAATCAAAAATACCGACTACCAAGACGCATTTCACATGTATTTCCAATATGTCGGTCGTAATAAAAGATACGCTAATATCTATAAGAAAAAGATGGAAAAGATTGAGAAGGCAATGACCTTACTCGCCTGATCCTATACCCCCATACCACCAGGGATAAGGACATCCGTACCAATTACTACCTGAGTAACCACCACCAGTCCCCAAGTTCAGTCCTGAACCATTTCTTGATGAAAATCTACCATTTGTAGGTAATACCATAGAGGACTTGAATGCTCCACCAAACTCGGGGATAAGCTGTCCGTTGTTGGTTGTAAGGGTATATTGTGGGTATTTTTGATTGTTGAATACCAAATGACGACGCAGTAAGTTGTCATTGAATTGGGCATTGTCCTTAGCATTATTCTTTAGATATGTAAGGGTTCTAATATCTGTTGGGTTACCTTGTTCTGATCTATTTTGAACAAGTCCAATATTCATAAACTTGATATAAAAATTATCCAATGCCAGATAATAAGCATAACTTATAAGGGTTGGTTGTATAAAGTTTCTAAGTAATTCCTTATAATCAGAATATTGTGGTAAATCTATATCACCATTTTGAACCAATCCCAAGATATACTCATAAAGGTTTGTTCCCAATGATTCCTGAATAAAGATTGTCTGAGCCTGAGATATGGAAAATCTCAATTCACTCGTATCAACATTGTCGTTGATCGGAGTATTTTGCTTCAGAAGTTGCTCTGTAATTAATAAAACATTATAGATCATCGGGGGTCAGGATTTTGTTTTGGTGAATTTCCAACTTAACTTTTTCATCAGGATAGATAAGTTGAACGACTGGCTCGAGCTCACGGATGATAAACTCCTGTAGAGGTATGATCGTGGTATTCATAAATAGGTTGAATGCTGTTGTCAATTGCTCGGCTTGTGAAGCAAATCCACTTGGGGATGGAAGACCCAAGATAGAAGGATCAGGGATCTTATGACCCGATAAGATATTCTCTCTTACCAATCCGAAAATCTCACTGAACATACCAGATTGTAATGTCTGTTGTATTTGTGTGATTTCAGGTTTCTCACCAGGGTCACCATAAGAAACAACAATACGACCAGCGTTTTGTGCTCCACGATATCTGTCTTCCAACCTACGAAGAATATCTTCCTGTTCATTTTGTGAATCAGGTGCTTGAGGTAAATGTACCCAAAGTGATGGTGATGCTCCATTGAGAATATTAGCCAGGTTGTACTCAGAGATCGCTCTTGATAGTCGGATATCAAGAAGGGATGAAAGATAGGTAGGAACCCCGTAAAACAAGTAACCAGGTTGGTATTGTTTGATGTGAAGGATCTGTCTATTCTCGTAATCATTTGGGTTGAACTCTTTGAACTCAATTACTCCCGCTTTTTTGTAGTTAGCCCAATCCCTACAGAACAACCAAGTGTCGGTTGTAAGTTCTGTGGTCTCAGGTGCTTTGGCTCTCATAAACTTTGATGGTATAACCTTGAAACCAGCAATACCATCAGCCCTATGATTTTTCCAAATAATTTCTAAAAACAAATTTCCACTGACCACAAACTCCCAAAACATCTGTTTTATAACATCATTGAGGTATTGTTTTCCATTGATCTTATAATCGTTTTTAAATCCTTTACCCGAAGCATTATCTACTTTGGATTGGATTGCGGCACTATGTACAGGGGATGCGTCCATAGAATATTGATACCATCTTTCTATTTCCATATTATCCGCACCCCATCTTACAAAGTACTCTCCTCGTTGAATCTTTTCAACAAAGGCTATGGTCTCGTATCCACTAAAAGAAAAACTATCTACCTTAATCATTATTTTCGTTATATAGAATAAATATATCACTATTCCCGCTATAAGTGATTGGTTGATTTTGATTGACCCCAATTACCCACATTATCGTTTCATAGACAATATCATCATCCTCTGACGGGATTAGATTTGATGTAGAATATTGTTCATAAATTTTGATGAAATATTCACCAGGTATTAGATCGACATTCACTGAGTTACTACAACTTGTAGCACCAGTATAAACCTGAGTTCCCCCTGATACCTGAATACAGAATAAATCATAACCTGGTTTGTAATCCGTTTATGGTGGTATTATAAATGGAATAAAACGCCAGTTCTGACCTGATAATTTATGAGTTACATCCCATAGATAATTTGGATCCATTAAAAAACCATTCCTACTACAAACAGCGGGGACTGTGTTATTTTGATATTGGTGTAGGTAAATCATTATATCGTGGTCATATAATTGGTTATACTTGTGAGTAAGTCGTTTTCTTTACCCGTCATAGATGCTCCCAAACCATATAGAGACAATCTATAACTACCTGGCGCAGAATTATCACCCATCTTAAATATGAGTTGATTACCAGCAATCAAACTTGTGTTATTCCTCACAAAAGAAGTAGGTGTAGAGGTGTTATTATACATATTGACATTTGATGCTGATGTCCTTTGGATTAATTTTAATCCAACCCCAACATTATTGAAAGCCGAAGGTAAATTGGTGTTATCTTGTTGTATTCTTTGACCCGCATCATTAAGTCCATTGAAACTTTCTCTTGGACCACCCGAAGCGCCATCATAGACACCCGTTCCTGAACCATCATAATCCCAAGTAAATCTTGCCGCATCGGTCAGGGTGTATCCCGTTTTACTTGTTTGGGTACTATATTGAGTATCAAAGTAATTGGAAACATTTGTAGTGTTTGTTTTGAATCCGATATTGGTAGTGAAATCAACCGCTCCATTTTCTATGATGTTATAAACATTAGGATTTTTCCAGTTAATTTTAGCATAATTTTCATCTCCATCAGTAGCAAAGACATAGAATATATCTAAATCTGTCCATATACCAGCATTTTTGAGATCTACAACAAGTTGGTTCTGATATGTTTTCTGAATATCACTCGGAGGGGTAAATCCTTGTGTGGAAGCATAAGTCAGGATTGCTTGATAATCAGAATCGAAAGAAATTGGTGTAGAAGATGGTGTTGGTGTCACCGTAGGAGTTAGTGTTAGTGTTGGAGTTGGTGTTTGAGTTGGAGTAGAAGTTGGAGTTGGTGTTGGACTTATGATATAAGGACAATTAAAATAAACAATATCAGTGGTTTGAGCAGTAACACCCGAAGGGATACTTTGACCTGCTTGTGGATATGTTTCATTTAGAGATACATAAATACCATTATCATAATCTATACTGTTTGGAAATGATACTTTATTAGAAGTTAAATCAGTTCCAATATTCGTGTTAGTAACACCAGTATAGAATTGGAAAATCAAAGCAGGTTCATTAAAAAACAAATAAGTATCTTCACCATTTTTCTTAAAAAACTGACCATTTTCAGAAAAATAAGGATTACTGACTATATCAAGAATTGTAACTTTGGAATCACTAACTTGTGTATAGTTTCCATCCAAAACAGGATACGCACTATATTGTAAATAAAATTGACCACATATTTCGGGAGATGGAGGACAAGGTGATGACCACATCGCATTGAAGGATAATGGATAAATAGGATTTTCTAAAATAGGATAGGCAGTATCACCAATAAAAGTAGTACCAGTATAAATGCCAGCATACTGTACTGGTAGGGGTGAAGTCATACCTGAATAGATGGGTCTATTAGAATCAACCATCCTAAAATAGACCCATCCATTATATTGTGTATCCCAAGCAATGTAGTAATAATAAGATGGAAAAGTTGTACCTGATCCACCCCAAGCAGGATAATTATAACCACCAATCTGAACATTTCTTGTCCAAGCAGTATAATTCTCTGGTACTGAATCATTATAACTATTACAATAAACGGATGTCAAACTACCACCTGAATAATCATACAAACGGTTCATTATTGAACTACCGAAACTTGGATCAGCATCAATTAATGTAATCTGTTCGGGACATATTGGATTTTGAGTATAATTAGTTACAATATCCAATATCGCTCGGTTCTCACCAAGATAATCACTGAATTGCTTTCTTTGAAA